CCCTGGACGGGGAATGCCCACTTGTCTGATAAAACTTTTATTATTTGTGGGTTATCAGTTTCGATTAAGGAGTCTATAATACCAACCCTAATTTTCATACCTACTATTATAGTAGATATAGGAATTATATGTCAAACTTAGATAAATTTCAACCCGATAGAGACTCCCGTTTAGAAAAGCTTTTTGGTGATATCCCGCTAGAGACAGATATTTTAATTCGTCTGCCCAGCGAAGGGAAGTTTTATACGGGGGGAAAGGCAGAAGTGCTTGTAAGTCCAATTAAATTTGAAGACGAAAAGCATATGTCAGTTAGCGTTAAGAATGGAGTAAATCCAGTTAATTTCCTACTGTCAAAGTGCGTCAAGGGGCTGGATCACAATAACCTACTCTTGATAGATAAGATGCTTCTTCTACTTAAGATTAGAGAGATATCCTACGGGGAAGAATATCCAGCCATGGTTATTTGCCCTAAATGTGATTCTGAAAGTGAAATTAAAATAAATTTAAATAACTTAATAGTTAAGCACATCCCAAATGATATAGAAGACCCTAGAGAGATAACTCTGCCAAAGCTAGGCAAGAAGGCTAAGGTTAGATTTCCAAGGGTGTCAGATGAGCAGTTTTTAAATAGCCAGGAGCAGATTTACTCTAATATTTGGAGGTTCGTAGTAGAGCTAGACGGGTCTACGGACCCAGTTTTTATTAGTAAAGCCATCCCAAGAATGCATATCCGAGACGTTAAGTTTATATTAAATAATATAATGCGTAACGATTTGGGCTTGGATCCAAAGTTTATCCTAGAGTGCGGAGTATGCGGAGGGGAGTCGGAAATCACCGTTCCAGTTAACGAAAATTTTTTTTCAGTGACCTAACTGAAAAGATAAATATAGAAGACCTCCTTCTAGAAGCCTACATATTGGTAAGTAAATGCCATTTTACTTACCAGGATGTTAGAGTTATGACAAAGCTCGAAAGAGCAGTGTTCATAAAATTGTATACTAGGGATTTGGAAGCTCAGAAAAATGCTATTGAACAACATAAAAATTAGTGATCGGCACAATCGCCCAGCAGTCCTAGAGAAGGTGGGATTGCAGGCTATGTTCTTAGTTGATGGTCAGTATGCTGACCCCTATCAAATAAGTGCCGTAACTATCTATTCAAGAACAGCAAATTTATCCCCCAGCACAGTTCTAGATTCAACTACTCAGTTGCTAGACTCTGACTCCAGCGGCGCGATAAAGATGAACTTCTGCAATTCATCTGTATACACTAGCAGCGTTGCATTTGATGCCTCAAATTACACTGGCGGCCAGACCGCTAGCGGAATTTACCGTACAGGCGTCGGAAGATATGTCGTTGTGCTAGACGGAACTGTTACGTTAATAGGTAAGAACAACCTATTCGGTCTTGATTCAGCTATCCAAAACTCTGCTGCAAATACTGGCGACTATATTGATGTTTGGACAATCAAGATGGCTGAAGGGTCAGACCTTCAGGTAGTGATTAATGATTTCACCCTGCGAAAGGGTGGATTCACGGTAATCACCGAGCCTTTGATGTTGAAGGCTAAGTCGAGATTGATCAACAACAAAGTAACACTTGGATCAAAAGTCGATATCAAGATTGGAACCAACATCGCTGTTGAGAACACAATCATTGATGACGGAATAAAGAACTTACTCCGCGACAACGTAATAACCAGCGGCTCTGTTGAGATTGTTAAAATCAACGAGGCTGCCAACCTTCCTGCTAAGGTTACAGTTTCATCATTCGCTCAAACATCTGGCTTAACAACCATGTCAGCGGACAACGTGATGATTCTTACCTGGGACACCGCCACACTATCTACTCACCCTGAAGTGCTTGCTGGCAACTTTGATTCCACGCGCGGGGTGTACGCTATCAGAGCTAAGTACAGTCTATTCAACGAAGTGTTGATTACAGATCCAATGTACTTAACCCTGACATAATATCCCACTCGTTCATCTCAAACAAACGAGTAGTTTTAACTGCGGTGAGAAGGGCAGTTGGATCGACTGCCCAAGCTTCGTTCCAATCCTTATACTTCTTGGGAGGGAAGCAATAGTAGATTTGAGGCATTCTCATGTGTCTGCGTAGAAGCTCAAAGCTACGAAGACCATCAGTTCCAGCCCTATCATTGTCGTAAGCAACTACAATCTTGCCTTGATAGTACTTCAGTTGCTCTAACTGAGCTTTGGACACATGGCACGATATTGTGGTCGTGGCATTAAATCCAGCTAGCTGCAAGGAGATGGCGTCGATTGCACCCTCACAAATATACAAGGGGTCTTTGCTGTCATACTTAAATGGGAATAAGATGGCAGAAGACTTAATACCTCTGAAGTTAAGATACTTAGGTTCCTGACCAAACAAGGATCTAGCCTGGAAGTAGTAGATGTTTCGCCCATTATCGTAGGGGATAATAAGTCGGTTACGATAGGGGCCATCAGTCGTGTAATAAAAGTCTCCAAAGTGCGTGATGCGCCGATCAATTAAGAACAGGGCGGCTGCACTGTTAACTTCGTCAAAGGAGGAGATGTCTACCCTGCTAAATGCCTGCGAGAAGTCCTCTGGGAGCCGTTCTGGCGGGCTTTCAGGGGCGGGGGCCTCTACCGGCTCAGAGAAGAATTCCTCGACCAGGAATCGCTTATAAGCGTCCTTATAGGAGATGTTCTCTAGGCGAGCAAAAAGGTGCAGGAAGTTACCCTTCTCACCAGACTTAAAACACTGCCAAAGCCCACTATCTAGGTTTACGGACATATGCCGCTTTGGATCGTGGTCTAAGAATAGGGAAGGTATCGTAAGTTCACGTTCGCCACTTATTAATTTATATTTTCCCTGAAACTTTTTAAGTAAGTAGTCTCTAATATAAGTTGAGGATATCATGTTTATAGACCGACTAAGTAGTTCAAAAAGTGACGTAATTGATCAATGTTTGCTCAAGTACGACTATAGATATATAAGGAAGTTTCCTGGCTACCCATCAAAGAATGAGGACGCTTTGGACTTCGGAACTTACATACATAGAATTTTCGAGCTTGGGCATACTGAGAATCATATCTCCGAGCTAGAAAAAATAGCAGAAAACATTAAAAAAGATTACAAGGTGCCTCTGATCTATAAGGACAGAATCACCCAATGCCTTCGTCACTTTTTAAGGTTCAATGGTGGGCTGGGAGAGACCATGGCAGTGGAGCATGAGTTCTCCGTAGACTTAGCAGAGGGTATTAAGTATAACGGCTTTATTGACCGCATCGTAAAGGGTCAGCAAGGCGGCATCTTAATCATCGACTACAAGACTTCTAAGAAAGAGAAGACGCGCATGGACCTCTCTCGGGACAAGCAGCTAATGGGATATGCCTTTGCTGTCTCCCAAGAGTTTAAGGTTCCTCTAAGCGAAATCTGGTGCGCTCACTATTACCCTCTAACGGATAATCTTGTATCCGTAAAATACCCTCAATCGTCAATCAATATGTGGCGCGAGAAGGAAATCAACAAGGTCTGGAAGATCCGCAAGAAGAAGAAGGACGAGTTCCCAGCTATGCAGAATCAGTTCTGCGAGTGGTGTGAGTATAAACCAATGTGCCCTGCTTTCAACGACAACTGCACAGTTCAGACAAGACTGGAGGAGCAGGCTAAACTAAAGGCTCAGAAAGAAGCTGAAGATCTACCTAAAATCAATGGGTGATAAACCCCAATCTCAATAGCGTCAAAGAAGTTTCTAACTTGCTCGATGGAGTAGCCGCACTTCTTTGACAGGTGCTTCGTCAGCGATTCCATCTTTATTGGCTTTCTGTCTTTTAAAGACTTTATAATCTTAGATTGAAATTCTTTAATAAACTTAGTACTGAATCTATATCTCCACTTATCTATGAAGTCATCACTTAAAGTAAAGTTTATTAAATCTATAAAGTCTACAATGTCTATATCAAAGTTAGTCATATATAATACATATTAGAGAGGACTTTGATTAAATTTAAAAGCCTTTTTTAAATATTTCAAAAATATTACAATGATAAGGATCCCATTTTTTAGCAAGAAGCCACCTCCGGTAGTTGGATACGATGAGCCTGAGGATGAGGATGAGGAAGATGTATTGGATCCAGAAGAGGAAACAACTGATGGGCCTCCAGGATATAAATATAAAACATTCCCTAGAAGTCCTTTGACACTGCCTCCAGGGGAAATAGTTAAGCTAGTATATGCTGGTAGCGGAGACAAGACTGTATTGATTACAGCAACAGAGCGTGGTCCTCGTGGAAACTTCTTGTCTACCAGAAACAATGATTTACTATGCTGTTTTGAGGTAGATTCTGAGTCACTTACATTTAAGCTTATCCTTAGGTTGTTTCATAAGAAACAAAATAGATGTCACTACAAGCTGATGCCAGGATTTTTAAAGTTTATATTTGGATTAAGTGCTTTTAAGACTTTAAACATAATTAAAATAGGATCTATGGAAATCCTATTAAAAGACATTAAAATAAAGAAGTAAGTATATAGTATAGAGGAATATTAAATGGCTAGAGTAGGCTCCCAAGCAGTCAATGATTTAACAGACGAGCTTAAAAAGCTTTCAAAGATGTCTCAAGACCATCATAAAACTTTCAAAGGTTTTATGAGATTGTTCGGTCATTTTACTAAAAACTCTCAGTCATTCTTTAGAAGTTTTCAATCAGGTGGTGGACCTGGGGGGCCTGGGGGTGGAGGTGGGGGAGGTGGGGGAGGCGGTAGAGGTGGTGGAGGTGGTGGAGGTGGAGGCGGCGGGGGTGGCGGGCTTGGCGGTGGCAATGATGATTCTAGACGTAGGGGATTTATTGAGGGGGTCATGCAGAGGACCGCTGGAACGGTTATCCAAGCTATTAAAACAATGGATGAAGTGCAAGTTCGTGCGATGGCAACGAACACATCCTTATCCAGACTAGAATCACAACTCCCAGATGTTGGGATTAGAATTTCTACGTTAGCTAATGAAATCTTAGATTTTAGAGAAATGGGAGTTAGGAATCTTAGTGATTCAACTCTAAAATTAGTTGGAACAATGAAACTGACTGGGCAGAGCACAGCATCTCTTCAGAAGTTTATTGGTAAAACTTCTATAGCATTGAATATGAACACCCGAGAAATTCAAGGCATGACAGCAGAGCTTGGTAAGACCGCAGTTGCTTATGGAATGAGCCAAGAAAAAATGTTTGATGTGGCTAGTACTCTTGCTGAGTCATTAAAAATGTCTACAGTGTTTGGAAAGGGACAAACCACGACCGAGGCATTTGCAGAGATTGGTGCTTCCTTGGGCGATAGATTAACCTCAGAGCTATCTGTTGTTGGAGAGTTTCTAACTGGCGTTGGACAAGAATCTGCTGCTTTATTTGCAGGAGTAATTAACAATCAAAACAAATTCTTGATGGCTTCAAAAGAAGAGCAAAAGATGTTGATTAAAGATACGGTCAACACTTACATGAGAACTTTTGAAGCACAGACAAGAGGGATTGCTCCTACATCAGGTGGAAAGAGGCAAGTACAGAATGTAATTGAGCGAATGGGTGGAATGCAAGTCTTTGAAGCGATGCGTGCAACCCAAAAAGGTTTTGAGGATGCTGTAACTGCAACTAAAGAAAATACACAAGGTTTGTTTTCTCTTAAAAGCATGGAAGAGAAATACATTCAATCAATTGAAAAATCTGCTGCTGCTCTAACAATAATTTCAGAAAACATTCCTAGAACCGCAGCCCAAAATGTTGCGGGGGTAGCGGGAACTTTAGCTACAGGTGCGGGCATTGCTGGACTTGCGACTAACATTGGAACAAAAATAGCTCAGAGCAGAGGAGTTGCAGCAGCGTTAACTAGAGTTGCACCTGGATTAGCTGCGCGAATAGCTGCCCGAGCAGCCGCTGGAGCGGCGATAGGAAGTGTATTGCCTGGAATAGGAACTCTCATAGGTGCTGTCGGTGGTGTAGCGACCGCTGTTTGGGCTGGGGCTGAAATACTAGATGCAATGAAGCCCGATATAAAAGCCACTGCTGACCAAACTGCTAACATACCACCAAAACCCACAACCACTGCACCTGACCCTCAAAGACCAATAGGTATCTTAGATAGCTTGAACATGATGGTTAAATCTTTAACTCCTCAGGTGGATACTACAAATAAAGCTGGTGTGGATGTTCAGAAACAAGCTCTTGGAGTCTTAACCCAAATAAATGATAATCTGTCTAACATGAGAAGAGACCAGCCGTTAGCCATGAAGTTAAAGTACTAATACTATGGTAGCCATAAACAAAATTATAAAGTCTCGATATCTCCCAGAAAGATCATATCTTTATTACCAGTATCCTGATACTAATGAAAGGTCTATTGAATTTTATTTCCCTCTACTAGAGAACATAGACATTAGTGAGTCTCAAAGACCTAACTTGGGTGTGTACGATCTCCTTGGTAGACCGGGAAATCTATACTCCTACCACGGAGCAAAGTCTAGAGAGTTTAATTTACGTTTTAATATAACTCTACCAAATATTGCAGATTATATTACTAACATTGGACTGCATGAACAGTTTGCAGATTCTTTTAGATATTTTTATAATGAAAGAGATAGAGAAAAAAGAAGACTTAAAAGAAACTCAGATAAAAATAACAAAAAAACACAAAACTTTGATTTAGATAGAGGAAATGAATTTGGGGTTCCATACTCTGAAAGAGCAGAGAATAGATACTCCTCTTTACTTCCACCACCCACAGGTGCAGAGTTAGTTCTTCAGCAAATAGCAAAATGGACTAATAACGCTATTTCTGATTTTGAATCTTTTCTTGGATTAACTAAGCAAACTCCAAAACAAGCAAGAAACTCTATAGATTATTTAATTCTTTTAATAAACGTAATTAGAACTTCTACATTAAATAATTCAAGAAATACAAGTATGGGGCCGCCCACAATTTACATAAATCATGGAACTATGTATAACAACATTCCATGTATTTGTACAAACTACAACGTAAGACTTGTTTCTGAGAATGGATATCATTTAACAACAATGACTCCTAAGCAAGTAGAAGTAACTATGAATTTGTCAGAAAATAGAGTTGGAGATTTTGGACTTTATCAACCATTTACTTTAATTCAAGGCGAGAATATAGTCGGCTGGGAGGCAATCATAGAAGAAAGAACTCTAGATCCTTGGAACAATAAATTTGGGGAGTATGATAGTGATGTTTCCTATAATGCAATAAGAGAGCAAGAAGAAGCTGCTGCTGCTGCTGCTGCATTAAAAGCAGGAGCAGGTAATAAAGGGAATTTAACAAATCAACAAATTTTAGATCTGGCAAGAGATCCAGTTTTTGGGGATAGCATATGAAATATATAAATCACTATACTCAAGGCTCATTTAAACTTAATTACTTAGGTAAAGAAATTACGGTAAGTGATTCCACAGCTTTATCAAATTTTATTTCAACACTCCAAAATTTAGAAGTAGATGTTATTACTATAGCTCCAGGCTATGAACATCGCCCAGATAGAATATCAGAACTGTTTTATGAAACACCGACAAAAGATTGGCTGATTATGATGTTCAATAATATTAAAGATCCATTTCAAGGTTTAAATGTGGGGGACACCCTATTATTACCTAAGTTATAATTATGACATCTAAAATAAGCACAGTTCTAAATCCAAATATATTCATTACAAACAACTATGAAATTGTAAAAGAATATTTCTTGCAAGATAATTATTTTAGAATTGAGCAGCTTCCACAGAGAAAGGGACAGTCTCTATTAATAACAGGTGGAGGCGGAAACAAATATTTACAATCTTTTGAGTTTTCTTATAATTACGACAATACAGACAAACTAAAAGTGTCTATGGAGTTTGTAGATACTGACGGAAATTTTGAGCAAGAGTTTTTTGGATTCAATTTAAATAATGCTAAAACCTCAATAGCAAGCAGATTTAAACAACTTGCATCTACTAAAGCCTCCCAAAACACAGAAGCATTGGATAAATTTGATATAGAGAACTACATTAATAGTTATAACAGATTATTTGTTGCTTTTGGGTGCGGTAGTGATTTAAGAAATTGGAGTGATGTCCATGTAGTTATTGCTCATGATATTGCTGTAGATATTTCTAATGGAATCAGAAAGTACAGATACACTTTTTTTCCAAGCACCTCAGCATTCTTCAAACCAAAGCTAATCTTTAATTTAGACTCTCCAAACCCACAAAGAGAATTTTTATTTACAGACAATATTGATGGCATCTTCTCTTATGTTGAAGCTAATGATACGGATAACACAAACGATGTTGTATACAAAGTTTTGAAGAAGTACATAAGTGATGTTACCATGGTAAAGCAAGACAATATAATTGTTGTCTTACCAAATTTAATTTCTGTTCTTAAGTTACCACCTGCTGAAATTTTTGAAAAAATGGGAATAGAAATTGAAATTTTAAAAAATTCAATAACGACTTTTGTTGATTCAATGAAGAAAAGACGAGGTATAAGAGCAGTTAATAATGCTCAATTATCTCAGATTGAAGCAAATGCTCAACTTATCTCAGAAGACAAAACAGCATATGTGTTAAAAGCTAAAAAACCAAAACTAACTGATACATCTAATCCAGAGTTAAATCCAAATTTTCCTGATTTTTATTTTCCATTAAACAAAATAAACAGTTATCTAAAAGGTGCTTTAAATACTGTTGATAATTTAGTTGCTATAGAAGAGACGAATTCAAAAATATTAAAGTTTTTTGAATCTAAAAAGTTAATCAAAGATGCAAGCCAGAGATGCATTATTTTAGGATTTGAAGGCATGGTAAATGAATATGTTTACAGAAACTATATCCCTGGGGATGAGCTAAATAGTGTTCAACAAGCCGCAGAGCAAATACTAAAAGATTTTAAACCTAGTTTACAAATAATGCCATCTAATGAGAAAACAATACTTTTAGATACAAAAAGTTATGGATTAGAATTTATAAATACAATATCAAGAAAAAAAACTTCTTCTAATTTTTTTGAAAAAACTGATTTAGATGAATTGGCTATAAATGAATATGGAAAAAAAGTTTCTGAAGCTTTTAAAGTGGAGGGAAATATATTTGAACTTTTTGATATTCCAGTATTTACTAATAATTTAAAAAATTCAAACATACTAGAAATAAATTTAACAGAAAGTTCAATGTATTTGGCTGGGATAAGCTTAACTCTTCAAAATAACTTTCATAAATTTTACGTTTCAGAAGTTCAAAAAAATATAGAAAATGTAAGTATTGGGGGAGTCGCAGTAACCTCTATATTTGATGAATATTTAAAAATATTAACTAGAGCCACCCAAGTAGAAGTTTATGATTCTAGTGGTAATGTTAGAACTCCAGATTTAAAGAAAGATTTTGAGTTATTAAAAAAAGCGTTAATTCAACATTTTTTTATAGCTGGAAAATTAAATCAAAACCCTTTAAGGAAAGATGGGTCATTTAATTACTACAAAGCAGCCGGTTCTAGCGAAACAGGGACATTGCAGGATAATGAATTTGAAATCGTAAAAAAATCATTACCTTATGCACCTCAAGGATTTGCTGGGGTTGGTTTGGCTCAAAACGGAGATCTTACACTAATTGTAAAACCTGATGGATCTAGGTCTTATGATTATACCAACAAAGGAATTGAATCTGCCATAGCTAAAGAGTTAGGGTTTGATAGATTACTTACCTCAGAAGAAATAGGAAACATTTTTGAAAAAGAAACAAATAGAAGAATTATAGATTCTTTTTTACAACTTATAGTTGCTAATGGAGGAAATTTTAATACTGATCTAGCACTTTTAGCTCTTGCAATAAATACTGCAAATGATGGAGAATTCAATAAAGTAAACGCTAACTTTAACCCAAAACAAAAACAAGACAGAGTGTTTCAGTTTGCAGCAGTTCTTGGTGGCCTATTTAATATTAATAGTTCGCTAGATCCAGAGCAAGCTTTAAGAAATGTTGCAGTTTTTAAAAATAATGGAGTTTTATTTACCCCTAAAGATTTTGGATTATCCCAAGAAGCCATTGCTGCGGAATTATTTAATCATTTAAATAGATACGGTTATAAAATAAATATTAAAACGCTTCCATTTTTTCATTTAACTTCTTTTAGAACTATGACTTATAAACCGTGTTATCTGTTCTCTAAGAAAATTTTATTAAATAATGATAGAACTAGAAAATTAACTGGTAATGACTTAGACTTTTTCTCAGGAGCATATAATATAGCTGCGTTTAAGCACGTTATCTCAACTAAGGAGTGCTATTCAGAGTTCTTGCTAGAGAATGTTGCTGGAACAACTTACGACGTATAATTTATGGAAATATTAAAGGGAATTGTTGGGCCATACAAAGATCCTACTGAATCTGGTAGAATGAATGTATTATTTAAAGGTAGAAAGGGGTATGTTGAAGTAATATACACCTCACCTTATTTTGCCAGATATTATCATGGGGTATTCGCCCCTCCATCAGAGCACTCGGAAATATTAGCTTTTTATGATGGAATAAATTATTATTACTTATCAACTGTAGTCAATCATTCTGAGTTCATGGGTCAGGCTGCCACAGAGGAAGATGGAAGCCCAGCTAAACTATCGAGTGAGTACAATGCCTACACTCCTTCAGGAAATCCAGCGGTGATGACCTTTAAGAATGAGCAAGACGCTGGAATGAAGATTTCTAATTATTATTACAAAGCATCCCCACCATCAACAGAGACTAAAATTGTAAGTAATGTATCAATAAAATCAAGCACCAATAACAGATTAATTCTTGGAGATGGGCCAGATTTAGATTGTGTGATGCTAAAAAATAAGCATGGGGACGGGCTTACTATTGGTTCTACTTTAACTGGGTTTGCTCCATTAAAAAATGTTCCATACTCAGAAAGATCTGTAGTAATCAATACTTTAAATTCGCAAACTTGCGTTGTTGAAAATGGTGAGTATCAGATAAGAGTTAATGAGGGTAGAGATATTACTGTCCGTAATGACTCTAAAGGTCTATATGGATTTTATATCCCAGATCCAACTGTAATAGGGGCAATCAACCCTGCCTTAATGTACGGTAATATTAACTTAATATCTAAGTGGAGAGACATCAATATCTTTACAGATAACCCTGTGCCTCTCCCTAACAGTAATATTTTTATATCTACGCAAGGTGGAGTCGTTCAAATTAGTTCTGGCGGGGGAGTTAAAATATTCTCAAACACCCCTGGGTTTAAAGTAACTGTTCAGTCTGCGGGAGGCATAGATCTGCTCTCAACCGTGGGGGACATTAACATTGAAGCTACTACAGGAAATGTTAATATTAAGGGTGGCATAAATACTAACGTAGAGGGAACCGCTCAATTAAATGCTTATGGCTTAGGTGCTACTAATTTAGGCGCACTTACTCCATTAACACTAAATAGTAATGCACCGACACCTGTTACCCCTGTGGTGCCAAGTATACCTCAGTTTAATGTTTATGGCAAGTAATTAAAATGGCAGCATTTGATTTTAATTTATTTAATTCTTTAGCAGGGGGCGTAGCAAATCCTCTAGGTGCCATAGGAACGTCGTTTGGGCTGCCTAGCTGCCTCCTACAGCTAGGATCAGCCGCCCTTTCTCTACTGCCTAGCCCAATTCTTGCAGCCATTCTTGGTGGAATACAGGCGGGTATGAGGCTGGCTGACGGAGTTGTAAAAGCTATCTTCGCCAAGATAAGAGACTGGCTGGGTATTACTGAATGGGATACAGAAGACGGCATATTCTCTTTTATATCTAAAATATTTGGTGCAGGAGGAGACTCTAGCATAATTGCGATACTTGCTTTGATGGGTGGTATCATTGGTGCTGCGGGAGCCTTAGGTCAGATATACGCTAATATTCAAGCCACCATTGCTGAAATTGAAGCAATGATTGATTGCATCAAAAGCTATAGAGATTTTCTAAAGCTAAAGAATGGTTTTGCTGATGAGCCTATGACACCCGAGGCTTTCCAAGACTACTTAGATTCTTCGCTAGCCGTAGAGAAGGCACAACTTCAATCAGCCTTAGCTTTTATTGAAGCTGGAAATAAACAAATTGATGTGATTGGTAGCATCCTCGCTGATCGAGCGGCCAATCCTGAGCTAGAGCCAAAGTTTACAAAAGAAGCTTGTGTTTATTTCGCAGGCTTAGGTGTTCAAGTTAACTGCGAAGTCGAAGACCCTCAAGACGAGTTAGACAAGAAAGAAATATTTAGACTTATATATGGCCCACCAAAAAGCTCTGCGGGCCAGTTCATTTTGTCGCAAGATGGATTATATTTCGATTCTCAAGTTAGTGGCATAACCCCAGTTCTAACATACTTAAATAGAAAGAGAAATGCTGTTCCAAAAGAAGAACTTTGGAAGTTCATGCATGATCCAAACCTTGGAGGTCGCGGAAAGCAATTCTCTACCAAAGATCTTGCTTCGTACTTTAACACTATCCTAGACCCTGATAGAATAAATGAGAGTCCATACTTTCAAACTTATTACGACAAGGACGGATTCTTACAAGAGTTAATAGGTAACAAAAATAAAAGAATATACGATCTATCCTCTCAGATTCATGATCTAGAGACTGGAAATGCCCCCACATCTGTAATTATAAACTTCAAGCAATCTTTAATTTCAGAGAATATAACATTAAACAAGAGGATAAACAAAAGAAAGAAGCAGATAGAGTTAGCAGTAGCTTTACCGCAACTATATCAAACACAAGTAAGATACGATCCAGGAGAAGTTCCAATTAACGACTTCTCGTACTTAGCTGGTATCAACTTAACAGTAGACATTCAAAAACAAAAAGCTTTGTCGTTTAGCCAAGCTGACGTATCTGGAGTTGTTTCTCCAATAAGACTGCAAACAAATTACATTATACCAAAGATTGGAAACACAAGAAATTCATCGCTTGAGCACTTGATCATTCCAGAGAATGGAGAGGGCGCAATAATATATGATGGAAGCAGTGTTTCGGCTGTTGATGCAGTCATCCTACAAACAGAAAACAGTTTAACAACTGATGGTCTGTTTGCCATGTACAACTTCTTAGACACTGATGTCGAAGATCCATCATCTACTTTATTTAACGTAAGAAACTCTGCTTCTGAGACTGATGAACTTTATGCTCAGTTGGTAGCTGAGAACACAGATTCTGTGTTCTCTAGAGGATTAGGAATTCCTTTCCTTAGGGGAATTACGAAACATTCTAACAGTAGTCCAACGTCACTCTCTGGACTTGGAAGTTTTGTTAAGCTGCCTGATTCCCAAAAGTTCAATGACTTCCTTTACAACTATGAGGGAGCTTCGATAGATTTCTGGGCATATGTCCCCGATATATTTACAAGCAGCGGAGTAGGGGATGTTTCTTCTCTTTACAGATTAGTGCTCGCTAGTGAGAACGTAGGGTTTATTGGAGACGTTAGTTCAACCAACACAGAGTACATCTCAAATAATCTAAGTAATAATGTTGTTCGTGGATTCATGATGGGATTCACACGCGATAGAAGAATTGTAAGTAGCCAAGGTGCTTCAAACAACTCTGGCGATAATCCTGTTGCTCAAACATCGTTCTTTATTGCTCCAACTCAATCAGTAACCGCATCTTCCGCTGGACTTATAAATAGATCTACTTATGACGGTGTAGATTGTTTTGCCGATACAAAATACCATGCTATGAAGCACCCACTGTCTACCGACATGAAGAATGTGTCGGGGCAGTTCTGTCACATAGCTGTGACGTTCAATCCAGATAAGGACGAGGTTTCCTTCTACTTTGACGGTAGCAAAGTAACAACCTCAAGTCTTTCTAATGTATTTGGCATTCCAAAGTTTACAATGCCTAACCTACCAACATTTAAACTTACAAATAGCTTTGAGTATTCTCAAACTTCTGTAAATGCAGATGCGCCACAAAGCTTGAAGTACGGTCCAAAACTGGACACTTACTTTACTCCTTGGGTAATTGGCGGTGGATATACAGATGGTTTATTTAACAAAGGTAACTTCATGGGTGGGACTTATGGAGGAATTATAAGTGGTTTGAGAGGGTATTTAGGAAGTATAAAGTTCTATTCTAAACCACTGGATGGATCTCAAATACTAAATAATTACAATACTCATAACTCGTTCTTTAAGAACATAGACGTATCGAAGTTATAACCATGGCATTAAACCAATCAATAGAAACCTACGGATCGCAACTTCCTAAGTCTCCTTCTTTTTTAAATAGAAGGAAGGCTGACAAAGACTATGGATTTTCCTTTCCATTAGGAGATATTGATTCTGGTAAATTTCTAGCTAAGTCTTCTGATTTGCAACTTGTAAAGGGCCAGTTAAAGCAGCTTCTTTTTACAAATCGTGGCGAAAGGGTTATGCTTCCTTCTTACGGGACTAACCTAAGAAGGTTCCTTATGGAGCCGATGGATCAAGCCACATTCAGCCAAATTAAAAGGGAGATTCTAGAATCTTTTAGTAAATATGCTAGAAACGTAGCTGTAAATAAACTTCAGATATTTCCAGGCTCAACTTCAACTCCTCAAGGTGGAAACTTTATAATTATAAAGCTTTACTGCACTTTGTTGATAGAAGATAAAATTTCTTTTGATTTAACCCTAAACATACAATAATGGCATTCCGTGGCACAGTAACCTCTGACTTCATGAAGCTCATATCAGCAGATGATGCTGATAAAAGAAACTACATAAATTTTGCTGCAACTGATTTCTTAAGTCTTAGAGATTCTTTGCTGCGTTATGTTCAAGCAGTCTACCCTTTAGATTACACTTATTTCTCGGAGTCAGATTTTGGCATGATGTTGATAGAACTGGTAGCTTACATGGGCCATGTTCTATCTTACAAAGCTGATTACCTAGCTAACGAAAATTTCTTAAAGACTGCTAAGTCTAGAGAAAGTATAAAAAATTTAATGCAGCTTATTGGTGTGAGGATGAGGGGGCCAATCGCTGCCGCCGCTGACGCTAAACTATCTTTACCATTTACTTGGGCTGATTCTGCAAACAGCTTTATAACCATAGCCCCAGAAAATAGAGTTGTAACAATAACATCCCCCGAAGATGGTCTCCCACTAACCTATACATTATATAAAGTTGCCGCAGACGGGGATATAGATACAGCAAACTCTAATGCTAGCTTAATAATTTATAATTCAGATAAGACTGGATCAGTCACTACCTTCTCAAGCTTAGTTCTTCTTGAAGGATCTTTGGTTGTAGAGCAAGGAACATTCTCTGATACAGAATCACTTAAGAGTGTAAGATTACAGCAGGCTCCAATAGTTGAGGGAAGCTTACAGGTTGTAATAACAGGCGAATCTGCAACTAGTGGAGAGTATGTTCAGGTAGATAACATATTTTATGCCTCAGGCCCATCTCAAAAAGTATTCCAGTTATTGTCCAATGAAGATTATGGCGGAACTGTAGTATTTGGAGATAACAACATAGGAAAGACTCCTTCCATCGGAGATCAATATACAATTTTGTATAGAGTTGGTGGAGGAAGTAGAGGAAACATACGAAAAAGTGTTTTAAACGCTCCAATATCTTTAACATTTGAAGATGGAGGCTCCCCAGTCTCATACCAAGCTACTGTTCAAAATACTTCAATAGGAACTGGAGGGTCTGACGCTGAAACAGCAGAGAATGCGAAGCGGTATGGTCCTTTAATGTTCAGAACTCAAAATCGTTTGGTGACACTGAACGATTATAAAGCATTTGTTAATAGCTATATTAGCTCTTACGGGTCAATAGGAAAGGCTACTGCCGTTACAAGAAGAGCTTACTCTTCGGCTAATATAATTGATCTATATGTCCTTGAGAAGGCTAACAATCTACAATTAAGAAAAGCTACACCAGAATATAAGCGTCAAATACTTCTAGCAATAGATGATAAAAAGATGCTTACCGATGAGGTGGTGGTTGTGGATGGACTAATTAGAACTTTGGATCTTCAAATAACACTTAGACTGGACAAGAAATACCAGTTCAACGAAGGAACAATTAGACAAAAAGTTAGAAATGCCATCGAAGCATTCTTTAATATGGACAATAACGACTTTGGGAAAGTGTTTAATCCTCAAGATTTGATGTATTCAATATTCCAAGTCGAAGAGGTTAGATTCGCTACCATAGACAATGTTCCAGAAGCTATTCAAGTAAACTTTAATGAAATAGTTCAACTAAATAATTATACACTGAATATTGTTTATGTCTAGTCCAATTAAGTTTATAGATAATCGTCAATATCACAAGTCGAATTATAGCGATGCGATGAAGTATGTCATCCCATCAATGTATTACGAAGAAGACTATGCATTAAAAAACAAAGAAATAGATGTACTAGATCAATTAATAAACTCACATCTAAACATAATTGGAAATATAAATAGTATTCTATTTATCAGCGGAGTGGCTGGCACAGTTTACAGCGGAATGAATACTCCAGAGGGTATCGCACCGTTCTTTATAAAGCAAAATAATCTTACGGATATAGACACTAACGACTTTGAAAGAAAGATACTTCTACCCTTAGACACATCATTAAAAGATTTTAATTCTAGTGCAGAGTTCAGAAATTATTTAAAGAACACATTATTACCTGGAATAAGAACTAATAACCCAACTTTAACTTTTGCTGAAAACGCTACAAAAGAACAAACACATAATTATCTAATAACTAATTTATCTTGGTTCTACTTTTTAAATAGAAGTGGATCATTGACATACAATCCATCTTCGTATGTATTAGATACTTTAGTAAATAACATTTACCAAGGCAAGCCACTGACCACGAATGATGGAATTCGCGGGCTAACAGAGTACATCTGGCGTAATTACACAACTCAATCATGGTCTTCTATTGACGTAATACCAGATGATTTCTTGCCTATTGCAAGTAATACAAGTTCACAATTTACAAGCGGAACTCAACAGCTTAGTAAACTTAATACTTTAGTTGATGTGCTGTACTCTCCATTATATATTGATGATGGAGATGTTAGAGTTAGGGATGCTATTGAAGATTATCTTCAAAACTCTTATTTAATAACACAAAAGTATTTACAAGGCCCATTCATAAAGTTGATAAAGGCAATGTCATTTGCCTTCGCAGATTATTCAAATCAAGTTGATAGGCTAGAGTCACTATACGATATAGACGAATGCCCAGACGAATACTTACCACTTCTAGCTAATTTAATTGGGTGGAAGCTGTTTGGTTCTGAGCCTGATCGCTGGAGATTGCAAATAGCTAATGCTGTAGACATTTACAGGGCCGTAGGTACAAAGAAGTGTGTTAAGCTAGTAGCTGATTCTGTGTTTGGGCAGGACGTACTAGGAGCAAGCTCTTTGATAACAGAGATGTGGGAGTCTTACATCCCATTCCTAATTCAATACTCATTAGCTACAGAGTCTCCCCTACTTCAAAACTTTTCAACTTGGACTCAATCTGTTGCTCAGAGTTTAGGGGTTACTAATTACAGTCTCAACAGTTTTGATGAAAATATAAAGATGTGTGTAGACAAAATATTAACTGATCTTGTCACCACATTCCCAGACAACTTTATACTAGCTGGAAGTAGGTTTAGAATAAATAGACCAGATTTTGTTTTTGAATACAGAAACAAAATAAATAAAATTCCACCATTTGAGGAGATTCCTTATTACACAACTGTAAAATTAACTAAGGATATGGTTAGCTTTATAGTTGATAAACTTGTCTGCTTTGGAGTTCCTATTTCATTTGCCGACAAGGTGGGTGACTACATCTTAAAATACACTTTAGAGAACAACGAAGACTATTCACTAAGAAACAGCTTCTTGATGTTCACTCCAAGCTCTGAGTATCCACCCAACTGGGATTCGGTAATAAAAGACTTGTCCGACACAAAGACCGAGTACCTATCTCTGTGGAACGGTAAATCATCTCATTTCCAAATAGTTATAGATACTTCAAGCTTTAACTTTGGAAAAACATCATTAGAGGCAGATTCAGCAGAAATACTTAAGATAACATCTCAGACAATTAAAGAATTCTCTCCTGCGAAAGCCATGCCGGATATTATTGCGAGATCGTCTGCGGAAGATTTTGCAAGCTATCTTGATGCCATTCGCCCATACATCCGAGTCGCTAAACAAGACTACGCTGCAATAACCTATGCCAGCGGAGCATCAATAGCGGGATTTGCAACCTCCGCTATAGCTATGAAGACTTATAAGAGAGGGCTTACTCCTACGTCAACTGCAACCTTCTCTAGATTTAATGCAGATAGCTTATCAGACAGTCTTATTAGATTTGATGCTCTAGCCTCATCTACTTTACCAAGAAGATCTCACCGTAGAAGAGATTTAAAGTTTATACTCCCTAAAGGTGGGTTTTATGATCGTACTGGATTTAATATGCCAGTTTCTTATGATTATAATTTTTCAACCGCTAAAACTCCTTTAGGACTTATCCCAAGTTCGATGACCTTCGTTCCGATTCCTGACTACAACAATATCCCAGAGATATACTCAAGATGCAATAATCTTGATTCTAGTAACTCTTATTATGGGTACAGTGTAAGCAACACCGTTCCCGCGCGTGGCGGATCAGAAGTTGGACCTACTAAAAATTTAGTAATTATGGCGGGTCAAAGCAACATGAACGGTAAAGGAGAGGGTTACCGAGATTCAGTAGGTGGAGTTAATTATTGGGATATTGAAGCGTCTGCTTTCGTAGATACTGTAATTCCTTTTACAAACACCCAACTTTTAAATCCACTATATGACAACTCTTTTACTGGTGTCCCATTTAGTTATGGATCAGATTTCTGGGGTCCTGAGGTAAGATTCTGTGAACTGCTTCAAAAGAGTGAGTTAGCCAAAAATACTTATATTGTAAAATTTGCCGCTGATAATTCTCTTGTAGTAAATAGTAGTTCTATTAATAGCTGGTGTCCTAGCAATACTTTTACTAATGCTCTTTATAAGAGATTTAATAATGTGGTAGACGCTGCTGTAAATTCATTAGGTGGGTCATCTAACATTAGAAATGTTTCTCTGCTTTGGTCTCAAGGAGAGTCAGAGGCAGGGACAGGACAAGAAAATAATGCAAGTGCCATAGCATTTTCTGCTGCCACAGCTTACTTTTTAGACACAGTAAAAGCAAAATTTCCATCTCCAATTAATTTTAAGATATTAAGATCCAAGATTGCGGATGAAATGGGACAAGGATCAGAGCCAGATAGATTTTACTTTCCTAATGGATATTGGGAGCCATCCCCAGCACTTCTTGCTCTTGGAGGGGGAACTGATCCTGGTTTAGCAGCCTTGTTTGCTTCGTATGGGTTGGCTGGAGGTCAAAATTTCTTGCCGGGTTCATTCGGAACCTGGTCATGGTCATCAACATCTGTCGTACGCCAAGGACAAGAAAATTTAAATGCAGATCAATATGGGCAGTTGTTAAATTTTGATGATATAAATGGATTTGTAGAAGAGCCATCATTTGAATCTCATTCCTCTCCAATATCACCACCAGGAGTATTACTTTTTTCAAATCTACTTGGTAACCCATTGTACAATATAAGTGGAAATTTTTCCGCAGAAAATTATACATTATCAAATATTCACTTTAATGATGAGTCTTTAGATGAGATTGGAGAAAGATATTTCTACGCTTGGCTTGGGACTTTGGCTAGAACTGACAGCTTCTTAGATCGAGGACAACTAGACAAGTTTGTAGCTACCTTACACTATATTCAAGAACAGGCAAAGGTAGTCCAAGCCTCTGCCTACTACGCAGACAAATTAACTGAATATGCTCAAGATGCTTGGTGGAAAAACAACCTTCAAAGCTATGCTAACAGTGCAACAATCTATAGCGGAGCTTTCCCAAACTCATTTGATAATTATATAAACTTTAAGTTCGGTAGAGACTTCCATAAACTATACGAAGATTACATTCACAACTTTAATCGACACAGAATTGGTGGAGGGATATTAAATCTAAATGGCCCAACTATATTTGGGCACACTTTTGGGTCTATACTTTACAATTCAGACTTACTTCTAAGGGGAAATTTCGCCAGCCAGTATCCTCAATACATTACGTCTAGTTTAGATAATGTATATGAGTTCTATGCGACAAGACCTCTGTTCTCGATATCTGGAAATCCATCGGGAACTTTTGTTGCTTCAACAATAGAAGATGCGACAATATATCGCTCAGACAACCCAACTATTCAAAAAGAATTTAGAAATTCTGGAATAATAAGCTATATGGAATTCTGTCACCCATCAGGTTGCAGTCCATACAATAGCTTTGCTGTAATAGATATAGATGATTCTGAGAAAGTTGGGTACAAGTACAAGCCATTAATACACGAGAATGTATTAATAAAACAAAAATCAAGAAACTCAACAAGTAGAATGATTTTTGATATAGGCAAGTATGCTCACGATTCTAATAATGGATTTGATGTAAGCACCAACTTCTTAACTCCCGACCATGAGTTTAAACTTAGCTTAAAATCTTTAATATCAACTTTAAATGGAGAAGTATTTGGTGGGGGAGCTATTAACTTCTGGATACATACAAAGCCAGAGAGAAATAAGATATGGACCTTTATGAAGAATGGAGAGTGGGAACAGCACGATGCTAGTTCTGTAACAAACTCCACTCTCGTACAGACCTACTGCCATCAGCTTTCTATGCCAGAACTTACTAGAGACTTAAATAGTAGTTCTATAAGATGTAACAACTTTAGATTAATTACAAATCAAAATAAAGAAAATGACACTATTGCATCTTTAGACAAGTCAGATTTTAATCAATTAGAATTAACTTTTAACACTAGAAATAGATATCTTAGTGTTCCCGCAGACTATTTTGAAAATATATCAAATCATGTTCACAGACTAAACCAAAGATATGTCATTGAAATATTCAGCGACGTTAAAGATGAAAACAGATTTACACTGTTTTATGATTTAAATTTAATAGATTTAACTCTAAATAAGTGGTCTAAACCTTTTATAACTGGAACCCCAAATGGTTCAACCATGGGTGAAATTTATTGCAAAGAATACAGAGTAGATGTAAATAGAAATCATTTACAATCTATAATAAGATATTTTAATGAGATTGCAGGAGCCTATACAAGTGAGTTTGGATATGCAAATAGGTCTGCCTCTTACACAAGCGGAGTTTACGAAGTGAGCGGTGGAAGCAGAATAAATTATGTGGAATCTCCGTTCTGGAATACATACTCTGTAACTGGAACCACAGGCGGATTAACTAACTTAACTTACAAGAACTAAAATGCTAGTAGATGGAGCAGGAAAATTAATTGTCGATGTGCTTACAGCAGAGCGAAGCCTGCAATCCATTCCGTCTGCGTCAGCTATTCTTGATGCTTCTAACTACACTATTCAGGCTGTTTCCTTTGGGAAGGATGCTGCCGGATTTAGATTTCATGCTCATGAGATACTGGCTCCTTCAGCCCCAGACGCTAATCCATATAATAGAGTTCTAAAAGTTGTTTCATACCAACCTAAGTCAGTATCTAGCTACCATACCTCGGCAACGGAGATAGCGTTAGAGCACATCTACAAGATCTTGCCAGAGTCTCCAACTCCATTAAATACTAGATTGGAGTCCAAATCTACTCTGCCTAACTACTCGTCTGGCGTAGTAGATATAGGCCACTGCCTTAATCCTGCTGTCTCTCAAGACTTAAGTTCTTATGCCCATTTAATTGGTTGCTTTGCACCCTCAGGGTATGGGTTTAAGTATTGGGTGGTATCGTCAGCCATAAGCCCATCCACAAGCGTCCTGTACTCGGGAACTTTATATAGCGATTTTAATTTTTACAAATTAATGGACGCTTCAGGATTTTTAACTTTTGCAAGTGGTAATTCAACTTATCACGCTACTTTAGCCTCAGACCCAACTAAGGGGGCTATTAGATATATTCAAACTGGTAGCTTCCCTAATAAAGTAACTTATAGATTTTATATTGGGCAAGGGGACGCGGGATCTTTAAGTTTATTTGGAGGGCTGTACCATATCGGATTGTGGTACATAGATTTAAAAACATTATTAAGTGAAGGTAAAACCCCACCTTATTCATTTAACTATCTAAATAATATAAGAAAATATAAACTTCTTGCTAAAAAGACTTTTAATAAGAACTTATTAACCGTAAATGATGTTGGGGTATCTTCAGGGTTTAACTTGTCTCATAATTTTCCGTATGCGACACCTACTGGACTTACTTTAAATTGGGAATTGTACTTCGTATGATAAAGAACATAATTGATGAACTTGATATAAAAGGACATTTGAAGATATCAAAACTATTTTCAAACGGGTCTGAAGAGGTTATTTTTGATGACCACAACGTAATTGTTTCCGGTATGGGTGTGGCTCTAGCTCACTTATTCGCTCTTTCTGGGTCAGACTCTGTACTAGACTATCAAGTAGATAGATTCCAAATTGGAGTATCGGGTGGTGCGGCTAACGAGGTTTATCAAACCAATAGCCTGTCTGCCCCACTGTCGAGCCTGTCAGAGTATATTGGAACTGCGGGAGCGGGAGACATCCTTACAGCGTCTGCACATCAGCTAATTAATAACTCTGTTGTAACCACGCCAAGATGGTATGGCCTAATCCCCCAGCACCAGATTACAAGAATAGATGAGAATACTGTTAGATTTACAATATTCTTGGATCAAGAGTCTTGCAATAATCTAAGCAGAGGATCTTCTATAGCCTACTTAAATGAGATAGGTCTATTTATAAAGAATATAAAGAAATCAAGTCCTGCGGCCCCAGTTCTCGCGGCGTACAGGTCATTTGATAATGTTAGAAAAACTGACGATTTCGCACTTGTTTTTAGATGGAGTTTAACTTTCTAAAATGTTTATTAAAGAAGATATTTATACAACCAGTAGCACTGTAAAGCTTTTCCACTGCTGGACCGACAAGGTTACAAAGTTTGATTCAAGTGCATTCTACAATTGGGAACAGGACAATATGCCTGTTTACGACCTTGAGGAGAGAACTTTTTATCTGTGGGAGAAGCTTGGATACCCAACATCAAGCATCCCTGGAGTAGTCCTTGCGGTCTCAGCCGATGCTCCAGACAGTGCCATAAGTTGCAACAAGAATATCTTCCGAAGCCTCAGTGCTGCAATCGACGCTCTCCCAGAGACTATTAATTTCCCAATCATTATCGAGGTTGGAAATTATGGAGGTCTTGGAGATCTAGTTTTAAATAACTTTAGATTTGGACCTAGAGGCTCACTTGAGATAATTAACAGAAC